AGTCAATGGAAGACATGGGCAGAAAATATTGGAAAAAGAAAAGTTATATATTCCAAGGTTTTGTGTTACAAAATCCATTGTCAGATGACAAAACACCAGAGAATCCAATTAGAAGATTCATTATTGGTCCACAAATTTTTAACATAATCAGATCTGCGTTACTGGATCCAGAAATGGAAGAGTTACCAACTGATGCTGTAAGAGGTGTGGATTTTAGAATAACCAAAACATCTAAAGGCGGATATGCTGATTACTCTACTTCTAAATGGAGCAGAAGAGAAAGAGCTCTAGACGAAGCAGAAAGAGCAGCTATTGACAAGTTTGGATTGTTTAATCTTTCAGACTTCAGACCCAAGAAGCCCACTGATGCAGAAGTAAAAATAATCAAAGAATTATTTGAAAAATCTGTAGAAGGTGAAGCTTATGATCTAGAAAAATATGGTCAGTATTTCAGACCAGCTGGAGTATCAGCTACAGCAAATGGTTCTGCGAACGGATCAGCATCAGTAACAGCTCCAGTTGATGGAGAAGCTGTTGTTACCAAAGTAGAATCGGTAAAAGCGGCTCCTGCTGCAGCAGCACCTCAGCCATCTACTGACAGTGCTAAAAGAGCAGAAGATATTTTGAAACTGATTAGATCAAGACAAAGCAAATAACACTAATTTCCCTTTTGGCTCCAGCATATTGACACTGGAGCCAATTAGTGTTAATATAAGAACATAGGAATAAAAAAAATGACAAAAGTATTTGACGCAACAAAGTTTAGAAAAAGCATTACAAAATCAATTCAAGGTTTGGGTTTAGGATTTAATGATCCTACTGACTGGATCTCTACAGGCAACTACGCATTAAACTATTTGATATCAGGAGATTTTAACAAAGGTATTCCACTAGGTAAAGTATCTGTACTAGCAGGAGAATCAGGAGCAGGTAAATCCTACATAGCATCGGGCAATATAATCAAGAATGCACAAGCGCAGGGTATCTATGTTATTCTAATTGATACTGAGAATGCACTAGATGAGGCTTGGTTACAAGCACTAGGTGTAGACACAGATGAGAAGAAATTATTAAAATTGAGTCTTTCAATGGTAGACGATGTTGCTAAAACAATATCAGAATTCATGAAAGGTTACAGAGAAGAGAATCCAGATAATAGAGAGAATGCACCTAAAATTCTATTTGTTATAGATTCTTTGGGTATGTTATTAACTCCCACAGATGTTAATCAGTTTGAAGCAGGAGAGATGAAAGGTGATTTGGGTAGAAAACCTAAAGCCCTAACAGCCTTGGTTAGAAATTGTGTAAACATGTTTGGTTCTTGGAATGTGGGACTAATTGCAACCAATCACACGTATGCTTCTCAGGATATGTTTGATCCGGATGACAAAATATCTGGAGGTCAAGGATTTATCTATGCTTCTTCTATTGTAATAGCAATGAAAAAATTAAAATTAAAAGAAGATGAAGCAGGTAATAAAATTTCAGAAGTAAGAGGTATTCGAGCAGCATGTAAAGTTATGAAGACTCGATATGCCAAACCTTTTGAAAGTGTGCAGGTTAAGATTCCATATGATACAGGTATGGATCCTTATTCTGGATTGGTTGATTTGTTTGAGAAGCAAGGAGTGCTGGTACAATCTGGCAACAGATTAAAGTATGTGGACAGTAAAGGCAAAGAACATCTAGAATATAGAAAAGATTGGGATGGTGATAAATTAACAATGATAATGAACGATTATCAAAATGTTAAAAAAACAGAACCAAAAGAAGAGAATGTTGAAAAAGAAAACAAAGAAAATAAAAAAGAGAAAAAATAGAGAAATAGAAGGTTACTATTCTGTTAATGGTAAGTTCAAAACTCTTTACAAAAAGAAATAAAAATGCAAGAATTTACACATGAAGAAATAGAACAGATATGGAACTCAATCAATCACTATGTGCCTGATAGACAAAAAGTAGATTGTGCTGTAGACTTTATCAAAACATTAGTAGATATTGGCGTTCCAACTAAAGTGATCAAATCCGCTGGAGAGTATGACGAGAAATTAGAAGAGGCCATTGAAAGCGTGTTTGATGACGAAGAAGAAGACGGATACGACGAATAATGAGCTGGTACACTAAAGTAAGTCAGGATATCGGTCTAATACCCGACTGCATAAAATACTTTGATCAAGAATTAGAAACAGCAAGAAAAGAAATATATATTTTTGGTAATTTAGAAAAAGCAGCAGCATCGCTGCCAGGAGTTGTGGAACAAAGATTTAATCAATTACAAGAAATAGAAGCAATATTAGAATATCTCAATATTGAAAATCGAAGATTAAGATCAAGAACATTTAAAAAATTCCTAGAAAATTATAATAGAGCATTGACATCTAGAGATGCAGACAAGTATGTGGACGGAGAATCTGATGTAGTAGATATGGAAAAAATTATTAATGAGTTTGCTCTATTAAGAAATAAATGGTTAGGTATAACCAAAGGTTTAGATCAAAAACAATGGCAGTTAACTAACATAGTTAAACTCCGAGTGGCTGGTATGGAAGATGCCACAATCAGATAGAATAATACTTACAGACGTTGATGGTGTACTATTAGAATGGGAAGACCATTTTAATAAATGGATGGCAACCAAAGGATTTCCCCAATTAAAAAATACAGATCATGAATACGATATGAGTATTCGATATGGCATACACAAAGATCTTTCTCGAGAATTAGTTAGAGAATTTAATAAGAGTGCATGGATGAGTACACAACAACCCATGCCAGATGCACAGACTTGGGTAAAATTATTGCATGCAGAAGGCTGGACATTTATACCTATAACATCACAAACATCAGATATACCAGCACAGGAATTAAGAAAAAGAAGATTGGCAGAATTATTTGGAGATACTGTGTTTACAAATTTCTTTATATTAGAAACAGGAGATCATAAAGATGCAGCACTGGCAGAATTTCACGGTACAAATTTATGGTGGGTAGAAGACAAATGGACCAATGCTAAAAAAGGATTAGAATATGGTTTACGACCATTATTATATAATCATGATTACAACCAGGGTTTAGAACATGAAAATATCACCCGAGTAAATAACTGGCAACACATACATAAAATCATACATGGTAAAAAATAAAAAAATATTAGTAATGGGATTACCAGGCTCGGGTAAGAGTTATCTCTCTGATAAACTAGCGACCTTACTGGGTGCTGTGTGGCTAAATGCTGATCGAGTAAGAGCAGAAGCCAACGATTGGGATTTTTCTCCCGAGGGTAGAACAAGACAAGCAGAACGAATGAAACGCCTAGCACAAGAAGGATTAGACCGTGGCAAACACGTGATTGCAGACTTTGTTTGTCCTACAGAAAAAACTAGACAGGACTTTGCTGCTGATTATACTGTGTGGGTGGATACTATCAAAGAAGGACGATTTGAAGATACTAATAAAATGTTTGTGCCACCACAAGAATATGATTTTCGAGTACCCACACAAAATGCTGAATTATGGTCTTTGAGAATAGCAGATGAAATACAAGAGTATGTTTGGGATAATCGTCGACCCACAGCTCAGATGTTGGGTAGATGGCAACCATGGCACGAAGGACACCAGGCTCTATTTGAAGAAATAGTTAAAAAGACAGGACAAGTAAACATACAGGTTCGAGATGTACAGGGTGTAGGAGACAATCCATTTGATTTTGAAACAGTTAAAAAGAATATAGAACAAGCATTACAACCTTACAAAAATAGAATTCGAGTAACTTTAGTACCAAATATAACTAATATTTGTTATGGTAGAGGAGTTGGTTATAAGATAGAAGAAATTGTTTTGCCAGAAAATATACAAAAAATTTCTGCTACAGATATTAGAAAGAAGATGCGAGAGGAAGGAAAACTATGAAAGTATATGTAGGTTACGATCCACGAGAAGATATCACGTATCAAGTATGTGAGCACTCAATCAAACGTAGAAATCGAAATACCGAAGTAGAACCTTTAAAAATGAAAACTCTTAGAGAAGCTGGAATTTACACTAGAGAAATAGATAAACTAGCCAGCACAGAATTTACATTCACAAGATTTTTTATACCGTATCTACAAAATTATCAAGGTTGGGCAGTGTTCTGTGATTGCGATTTTGTTTGGCAGATAGATGCTGACGAATTAAAACAATACTGTGATGATAGTAAAGCAGTAGTGTGTGTACAACACGATTACACTCCTCCTGAGGGTGTTAAAATGGACGGACAAATGCAACTAGCATATCCTAGAAAAAACTGGAGTTCCATGGTATTATGGAATTGCGCTCATCCTAAAAATAGAATTCTTACTCCAGAATTATTAAACAAAGAAACAGGCAAATTTTTACATAGATTTAGTTGGTTAGAAGATTCTGACATTGGATCTCTACCTCATGAGTATAACTGGTTAGTAGGATGGTATAAAGAACCTCGAGACGGTGCTCCAAAAATATTACATTATACAGAAGGCGGACCGTGGTTTGAAAACTATAGAAATTGTGAATACAGTGACGTTTGGAAGAAAGAATTAATAAATCTATTCTCATCATGAGCGACGATCGTTGGTTAATACCCAAAGTTGATTGTTTTAAAACTCCCATACCATATATTTGGTCCAGTACTCTTGTGCGTAGAGATGTCTATGATAAACTATACGAACAATGGAATAATATAGAACATCCTCATTGGACCAATTTCATTTATGAGATGTGTGTTGAAGTTTATTTCCATAACGACTTCACTCATATGCTAACTCCTCGAAAAAATAATGAATATATCGGTTACTGGTTTTTTCAACAACGTACAGATAAAAGCAAAGGTGGGG